AGCAATGATGTCATTATAAAGTTTGTTGGTTTTCCTAATGAATTAGCATCAACACTATTTATTAACTATGTTATGCTATGTATTGGCTTTGACTTTGAACCTACAGATAGTATGCCTAGCAAAAAAATACACTAGATATGGATATTAAGATTCCCTATACACCTCGAAAGCACCAAGCTCACTTACACAAAAAAATATCAGAATACAGATGGAATGTATTGGTTTGTCATAGAAGGTTTGGCAAAACAGTATGTATGATTAACCATTTAATTAGGTCAGCATTGCTGTCCAAAAACAAAAACCCTAGGTATGCCTATATAGCACCCACCTTTAAACAAGCAAAAAGTATTGCTTGGGATTACATGAAACAATTTACAGCAAAGATACCTTATACAAAATTTAACGAAACAGAGTTGCGTGTGGATTTGCCGAATGGCAGCAGGATTACATTGCTTGGCTCAGAGAACTCAGATGGCTTGAGAGGTATATACCTTGATGGTTGTGTGATTGATGAATACGCAAATGTAAACAGCAAGTTGTTTCCAGAAATAATTAGACCTGCACTATCAGATAGAAAAGGTTATTGTGTGTTTATTGGTACACCAGCAGGAATGAACAACAACTTTTATGAACTATACCAACACGCACAAGGTGCGGAAGATTGGTTTAACTACAAGGCAAAAGCTAGTGAAACAAAAATTGTAGATGAAGAAGAGCTAGTCAA